GCTGAATACCAAGGACAAACCTGGGCTGGCGAAATAGATTATCCAGGCTCATTCAACATTCGTGACACTGGTCGTGAAGTTCAACAACTGGTTGCTGCCAAGTCAGCCGCAACTGATCCTGCTGTGACTGCTGTTATTGATTACAAACTGCTGGAACTGTTGGATGAAGAGCCAGATGAAATTATGAGTGCTATCGTCACGCTAATGCCAGATGCCGCAGCCACCAACGAAGAAGTTGGCAATCTAATGGTGCTGGCCAATATGGAAGACTCTGAAGAATACCCACAAGGCATTGAGCCACACACAATGGTGAATCCTGCTACAGGTGAAAGCCGTATGGTTGTCACTATGCCAGAACACGAGCGACTGCTTGCGGCTGGTTGGGTTGAAGGAGAATAACGTGAGAGCATTACCATTACGCGGATCAAGAACTGAAAAGAACAAGAAGCGTCCCAAACCCCCAAAGAAAGGCTACTGAAATGAAAGATAGTAAAAAAGTAATTAGAGGTTTCACAGAAACTTCAATCAACAAGAACATTGGTATCTTGAAGAAAGCATATCCTGCTCAGACACGAGCAAGAGATACTGCTATCGCAATGAACATCGCAGAAGACCTGGCTATCAAAGCAGATAGACCAAGTCTTGTTCGCAAGTTGAGCAAGTAAAATGCCTGTAATGCGTGTTGAAAAGAACGGCAAGACAGGCTATAGATTTGGTCAAAGTGGCCACGTCTATTATGGCAAAGGTGCTGAGGCCAAAGCCAAACTCCAGGAGCGAGCAGCCTATGCCGCTGGCTGGAAAGGCGACAAGGCCACAGCCAAACGGTAAATAACATTACCATTACTACGAAAGGTAGGTAGAGATTACAATGAACTCTGAATCATTGGCAGCAAACGGTGGCACTGACACACCAGCCCAACAAACAAGTCAGGAATCCGCACAGAATACACAGCGAACATACTCTCAACAGGAGTTTGATGACGCAATGGCCAAGATGAAGGCAAGTGTTCAGAAGAAGGTTGCGAAACCTTACGAAGAACTTGGCGACATTGAGGAACTACGCACAATCAAATCCGCCTGGGAGCAGAAACAACAAGAAGAACAAGTTAAACGTGGAGAATTTGAAAAGATTCTACAGGACTTGGCTTCCAAGAAAGACGCTGAGATTTCCAAGCGGGACCGTGTGATACAAGAATACAAGGTAGATGTGCCTTTGCTCAACACAGCAAGCAAACTGCGTTCTGTAAATCCAGAACAAGTTAAATCACTGTTGAAGAGCCAGGTTAGAATGAACGCTGAAGGCGAAGTTGAAGTCATTGACTCAACAGGTTCTGTTCGTTATAACGACAAAGGCCAAGCGTGGGGTGTAGAAGATCTTGTTCAAGACTTCCTGAGTGCTAATCCGCACTTTGTAGCACCAACACCAGCAACTACCAATGGTAGATCTAATGTGTCAAACGGCTCACCTCAAAAGGTGGACATAAGCAAACTGGATATGAAAAATCCAGAACACCGTAAGGTCTACGCGGAATACCGCAAGACCATAGGTTTAGCCTAATTCAAGGAGAATAAAAAATGGCTGGTTCAACTACTACAACCCTAAATGACTTACTGCCCAGCATCGTTGCTGAAGCAATGTTTGTCGCAAGCGAGCGTTCCATTATGCGTGGCCTCGTTAAAAACTACACTTTGTCTCAAGGACAAGGTAAGACTGTCACAGTTCCAATTTACCCAATCCAAACTGCTGCCGCAGTGACGGAAGGTGATGAAGTCACTAACACCGCAGTTTCTACTAACGGTGCTACATTGACTGTTTCTACAGTTGCTATCCGCACATTGCTGACTGACTTGGCTCGCACTTCTGCCGCTTCTAACGTTGTGGCTGACTTGGGCAAGTTGTTTGGTGAAGCCATCGCTCGTAAGATGGACACTGACTTGACAGCATTGTTTGCTGGCTTCTCTGGTGGTGCTGGTGACTACACCACTGCTATCACTGCCGCTTCTATCTTCCAACAGATCGCTGTGCTACAAAGTTCTGGCGTTCCTACAGATGGTATGGTTGCTGTTGTTCATCCGCAAATCGCGTATGACTTGAAGGCTGCTTTGACAACTGGTGGTGCTACTGGTGCTTTCACTATGGGTGCTTTCAGCGATGTTGCTAACCAAGCAATGCGTGAAGGTTTTGTTGGCCGCTTGGGTGGCATTGAAGTTTATCAAACTTCCAACATTGACTATGTGACCAACGCTGGCGACTTCCCTGGTGCTGTTTTCCACCGTGACGCTCTTGGCTTGGCTATGATTGGCGACATCGCAATTGAAACACAACGTCGTGCTTCTTTCTTGGGTGACGACATTGTTGCTTCTGCTTACTACGGCGTGGGCGAGTTGTATGACGGCTACGGTCGTTATTTGAAATACGACAGTTCTTTGTCTTGATAGGACAATAAGATAATGGCTTTCATTACACAAGGATCTACATTTTATAGTTTCGCTGACTATGATGATGTCGTCGCAAAGGACAGTCGCCTGTTCAGTGCTAATGAAGGCTTGACTCAAGATGTTGTAGAAGAAGCATTGATCCGCTCTACTTCCAGAATCCTGGACGCATTCCGTTCAAGCGGCTGGTGGAAGAGTTATTATGTTCGTCAAAGCGGAAGTTATGCGAATGTAGTAATTGGTCAATCAATCTCAGTTCCACCTTTGAATCCGTTCCTGATCAAGGCACGCCAGGGTGATTTCACAGACCTATGTGTATATCACACCCTTTCTGAATACCTGCTGGCAAAAGTGGCAGACTTTGGAAATCCTGATTCAGCGGAAAGACAAAAACTGGGCTTCTACGACGAGAAGTATCGTGTTCTATTTGACGAATTGGTGACCTCAGGTGATTGGTATGATTTCAGTAATAATGGAACCGTGACCAACTCAGAGATTTACCCTTACGTTGGCAATCTTGTGAGAGTAAGATGAGCGATATGAGACAAGCCATCATAGACGGCATTTCCGACACAACTAATGTCGGCAACTTTGAGTTAAG